ATCAAAGGTAAGAATGCATTATCCGATGTAGATACTTTCACAGTCCTAACAGATGGTGATGAGTTGAAAGTTATTTTAGGTTATTCTAATGTAAACTCAAACCGAATTGTATTCACACTAGATAAGGTATTAGGAGAAGTAAAACCAATTTCATTCTCTGCAAAGTATCTTAAAGAAATCTTCTCTGCTAACAAAGAAGCAAATTCTGCTATATTAAATGTATCAACAAGTGGTCTTGCTCACGTTGAGTTTAAGATTGATGACTTTACCGCAAAATACTTTTTGGTAGAAGTTCAACTAACAAACTAATATGGCTTTTAATTATAAAAAGAAATATTTTTACGAAAAGAACGATTGGATTTACTCTCCGGAGATAAACCTTAAATACGAAGACGTATTGAAAATGCCATTCACTCAATTTGAAGAGTGGGTGGCGTTCTTTCGTAAAACTGCCGTTGCGAGATGGCAAGCAACTGATGCACCTCCTAAAATTGGAATCGATGAAGCAGAAATCATTGAGAACTTTTCCAAACTACAAACCTATAAGGTAGATAAGTTTGAAGAAAAGGATGATGATGGAAACGATATTATTTTCAATTTTAATAAGTTTGCAACACCTGTAAACCAATTCTTTCCTGCAATGTATAAAACAGGTATTGGTGGTTCAACATATGATAAACCAAAACCATCTATCTATGATATTTTCGTAGATGATGAATATTTACCTAACTTTATCAAACAGATGAGAAGATTGACTCGTCAAGATGGTATGTATCGTTTCACAAAAACTTTACACTTAAATCATCCTGACTTTCATAATTCACATATTCAGAGTGGTAAAGAATGGATTGAGAAATGGGCAGCAGGGGATACGGAAGCAGGGCATGGATTCTGTTTATCACAAGCAGATAGTAAAGTTCCATCTCCACCAATTACTGCACAGGAGGTAAAGGATTTATATAGAGCAGGGATATTGAAGTATGAAAATATTTCATCACTTAAAACTGCCGATTGGGGAGATAATATTGACAATTTAGTTGATATTCCAAAACAACCTATTCAGATTAAAACATATGAATATGGACAAACTATCTTTCCAGAAGCAACTGCGGCATTCCGTATTGGTATGGGAACACAAGCAGCAGTAAACTTTCCTCCTCTTACTGCAAAGTATTTGTATCAACGGTTTACCAACCACATTAAAGACCAAAAGGTTATAAACATTTATGACCCATCGGCAGGTTGGGGTGGTAGAATTTTAGGAGCATTATCGGTAGATGATAGAAACTTACACTACATAGGTAATGACCCTAATACTGAAAATCAAATACCTGAAATTGGTAAAACTAGATATGAGTATTTAGCAGAATTCTTTAACAATAAGATTCCAGGTGCAGCAAATCCTTTTTGGGGGCATCAAAATACTTATGAAATCTTTACAACTGGTTCTGAAATTATTGATGAAGAACCTGAATTCCAAAAGTATAAAGGTAAGTTGGATTTTGTATTTACATCTCCACCATACTTTGATAGAGAAAGATATTCAGATGATGAAACTCAATCGTTTAAGAAGTTTGCCAATTACGAAAGTTGGAGAGATGGATTCTTACGACCTACTTTAACAACTGCTTACGAATATTTACGAAACGATAGATACATCTGTTGGAACATCGCAGATATTAAAGTTGGAACTGACAAGTGGTGGACATTGGAACAAGATTCAATTGATATATTAGTTGAATTGGGAATGGAATATCAGGGTAAATTGAGAATGACAATGTCTCCAATGACGGGAGTTGATTTGAGTGGAGTGAAAAATAGTATGAAGATAAATGGTACATCTTACAAATATGAACCAATTTTTATCTTCTACAAACCTTAATAATAAAAAATGTATCAAAATATATTCTACGAAAGACAAAAGAATTTAATTCACTTATGGGATGATAAGAATGGTTATCAGACATTTCCGTATAGAAAGTATGCTTATAAGAAAGACCCTTATGGACAATACAACTCTATGCATGGAGATAAACTAACCAGAATATCAAAGTGGGAAAAGGATGAGGCAGAGGATTTATTCGAGTCTGATGTTCCCGAAACAACGAGAGTATTAGTTGATATATACGATAATGATTTACCATCACAAGGACATACTGTAATGACCTTTGATATTGAGTGTGAAATGATTTCTGGGCTTCCATCTACTTTGGAAGCTCAGAATGAAATCACCGCAATTGCTGCACATGATAGTGCAAGTAAACTTTATGAAGTATTTGTTTTAGACAAAGATAGAAAGGTAAAGAATACTGCACAACAATTCAGTAAAGATGGTAGAGAGGTAAAGGTTCACATCTTTGATAATGAGAGAAACCTTTTAATGGCATTCTTAAACTATTATCAGAGTGTAGACCCTACTATCCTAACAGGTTGGAATATTGACTTCTTTGATATTCCGTATTTATACAATCGTATAAAGAGAGTATGTGGTGAAGGTCATGCAAAACGATTATCTCGTATTGGGCAAACTTTCTATTCACCATATAGACAAAAATGGAGTTTAGGTGGAGTTTCTATTTTAGATTACATAAATTTATATAAAAACTATAATTATGGGTTAGAGAGTTCTTATACTCTTAATCACATAGCAACCAAAGAGTTAGGTAGAGGTAAGATTGAATACGAAGGAAGTTTAGATGATTTGTTTGAAACTGACTTGGAGAAGTTCATTGAGTATAACATTACTGACGTTGAGTTAGTAGTTTCAATGGATGAGAAACTCCAATTCATTGAGTTATGTAGAGCAATCTGCCACGCGGGATTCGTTCCGTATGAAGATTATATGTTCTCATCAAAATATTTGGAAGGTGCGTGTTTAGCGTATCTGAAAAAGAAAGGTTTAGTAGCACCAAATAAACCAAAGGATAGAAAAGAGAAGATGCAGGCACTTCGTGATAACAACGAAGAGAAGTTCATCGGAGCTTATGTGAAAGAACCTATCGTTGGTAAGTATGATTGGATTTATGACTTGGACTTAACATCTCTATATCCATCAATCATTATGACTCTAAACATCAGTCCTGAAACTAAAATAGGAAAGATTAAGAATTGGGATGCAGAAGAGTGGGTTAGAGGTGGTGCAGATGCATATACCATTGTTGGTAATGGCGGAGATAACTACGACTACACAAAAGAAGAATTAAAAGAAGTAATCAAAGATAGCAATTTAGGAGTAGCAGCAAATGGTGTTCTGTATTCACAGGATAAACCAGGTCTGATTGCCGATATTTTGGATACTTGGTTCTCTCAACGTGTAGAGTTTAGAAAGCTAGAAAAACAATATGGTGAAGCGGGTGATACGGAAAAATATGAATTTTATGCGAAACGCCAGCTTGTCCAAAAAATTCTTCTTAACTCTATGTATGGTGTTCTTGGTCTTCCTGCCTTTCGGTTTTACGATATTGATAATGCAGAGGCAGTTACGATTACGGGTCAAACTGTTATTAAGAAAACGGCAGAGATGGCAAACATCAAATATTGGAAGGAACTCGGAACAAAAGAAGATTACAATGTCTACATAGATACCGATTCAATCTATATGTTAGCAGAACCTTTGGTAAAACATAGATACCCTGAATACAAATCATTTGATGAGAAGAGAATGGCAGATGAAGTTAATACCATTGCAGAAGAAACTCAAACATTCTTAAACAATTTCTACAACTTATTATCAGAACGATTCTTCTGTATTCCAAAAGATAAACACAGATTTGAGATTAAGAAAGAATACATCTCCAAAGCAGGATTTTGGGTAGCAAAGAAACGATATGCACAATGGATGGTATTAAAGAATGGTATCAAATGTGATAAATTGGACGTAAAAGGATTAGATGTAGTTCGTTCATCATTCCCCAAAGCATTTCAGAAGTTTATGTCTACAATGTTAAAGGATATTTTAATGGGTAAAGATAATGCTTATATTGATGAAACCCTACTAACATTTAAGAAAAGTTTACCATCATTACCTGTAAACAACATTGCAAAAGGTGGAGCAATCAAAGAATTAAGTAAGTATGATAATGGAACTTGGAGAAAGGATAGTGGATTGGCAATTGCTAACTTTGAGAAAGGAACTCCGGCACACGTTAAAGCAGGTATTGCATACAACCGATTATTAAAGTTCTTTGATTGCCCGTTTAAGCACGAACCAATTAGAGATGGTGATAAAGTGAAATGGGTTTATTTAAGACAAAACCCATTAGGATTAGATACAGTTGCATTCAAAGATTATAATGACCCAAAAGAAATTATGGACTTTGTGGAACAGTATATCGATAGAGATATGATTTTCAAAGCAGAATTAGAGAACAAATTAGATGACTTCTACAATGCACTTAAATGGCAGAAAGCATCGGCATCTGCCCAAACTGCAAAAAAGTTCTTTGATTTTTAAAAAATTTTTCGTATATTTGTAAACAACTAAATAAAATAAAAATGGCAGAAGAGCTACAAAACGATGATGTGCTAGAATCACAAGGTGATGTGTTAGAATCAACACCAAAAGTAATTGAAGATGTGGAATGGTGTTTTCAATTCTTTAATAATGAACCAGAGGTATTTGCGTATTCGGTAGAAGGAGAACCAGCTGGTAATTTGAGTATTGAATTAAAACCAATTGAAAGTGAAGGTTTATCATTTTCACACAACGGAATGGCATTTAGAATTTTCCCAAGACCAATTTCAGAAGAAACTAAAAAAGCAAGAGCAGAAGAAAATGAAGGTAAAAATTAAGTTATTACACGAAGATGCAGTTAAACCAAAGTATGCAAAAGAGAGTGATGCTGGATTAGATTTGGTGGCAACATCAGTTATAAGTCACACACCTACTCAAATTACTTATGGTTTGGGTATTGCAATGGAAATACCCGATGGCATGGTGGGCTTAGTATTCCCACGTTCATCTATCCGTAATTACGATTTATCACTAACTAATGCAGTTGGTGTAATAGATGCGGGTTATAGAGGAGAATTGCAGGCAACATTTTATAAACTAAATGGTGTAGCATCCAAAGTTTATGAAGTTGGAGATAGAGTGGTTCAAATTGTTATAATTCCTCATCCAGTTGTTCAATTGAATGTAGTAGATGAATTGAGTGATACTGAAAGAGGTAAAGGTGGGTTTGGTTCAACAGGTAAATAATGAAACAAAAAATTTATTTTGATGGGTGTTCTTACTCATTTGGTCAAAGTTTGGAATTATATTGTAATCCAATAGAAATATTCAAACATGATAGAATGAGTAAGCATTCATTTACGGATAATGATTTTGATTTTATTAAAAACAACAGATGGACTAAATTGGTTTCAATTGCAATGAATAGTAATGAACAAAACTATTCTATAAATGGAAACGCAAATGGAAAAATATTATATGACTTAAAACAATATTTAAAAAATACACCTATAAATGAAGTTGATTATTTTATAATACAACTTACTCATTTTGAAAGATTTTTTTCTTCTAAAAACTTTCAATGGTTTCCACATATAGATAGTATGAACGATTTTGTAAAAAGAGGATTAATAACATTAGAAGAACAAGAATATACCATTTCTAATATAGAAAAAATACAAATGGAATATTATTTGGAATTAATTGATATATTTAAAAATTACCCTGAAAAGTTAAAAATTTTGTTTTGGAGTAATGAATGGAAAGATATTTTATCAGTTAAACAAATGAGTAAATTTGGTATATCAATAGATAATGAATATATTATTGAAGATTGGGCATATAAAAATAAATTATGTGTAAATCAAGATGAAAAATTTTTAAATAATGTTATTGTATATGGAGATACCCATTTATCCATTGAAGGACACAAATTATTAGCAAATAAAATAATAAAACAATTATGAGTTTTTTCGCAAACGAAAATAGTAAAAGAGAGCACAGTTTATGGGTAGAGAAATATCGTCCACAAACACTTTCCGAATATGTAGGAAATGAAACTGTAAAGGAAACTATTCAACAATATTTGGATAGTAACGATATTCCACATTTATTATTGCATGGTAAAGCAGGAACTGGTAAAACCACACTTGCAAAACTAATTGTAAATACCATCAAATGTGATAGTATGATTATCAATGCATCCGATGAGAACAATGTGGATACCGTTAGAACAAAGGTTAAGAACTTTGCTTCTTCTATGGGATTTGCGGGATTCAAAGTTATCATATTAGATGAGTTTGATTATATGACTCCAAACGCACAGGCAATCTTGCGTAACTTAATGGAGACATTCTCTAAACATTGTAGATTTATCCTAACGTGTAATTATCACGAAAAGATTATTGACCCAATCAAAAGTAGATGTCAAACATTTGCAATCACTCCTCCTACAAAGAAAGATGTTGCAATTCAGGTCACTAGAATTTTAGATGCTGAAAAGATTAAATATGAAGTTAAGAATGTTGCTGATATTATCAGTTCATATTATCCAGATATTCGTAGAATCTTAAACACTTGCCAATTACAATCTGCAAAAGGAGAGTTGAAAGTAGACCATCAAATTATGGTGGAATCTGATTTCAAAACAAAGTTGGTAGATTTGTTAAAAGCAAATGATGACAAACGTAATATGTTTATGAATATCAGACAAGCAGTTGCTGATAATAAACTAAACGATTATTCTGAAATGTATTCTATGTTATATGATAAGGTAGATGAATATGCAGCAGGTAATACGGCAAATGTAATTCTAACAATAGCAGAAGGATTATCAAAAGATGCATTAGTAGTAGATAAAGAGATTGTCTTTATGAGTACAATTATTCAAATTTTAAATATTATAAAATAATGGAACAAGGATTACCATTAGGTATGAACCTAAACGATGCAAGAAATATGGATTGTGAATGTGGAAATAATACATTTATGCCAGGTTTCAGATTTAAGAAAATGAGTAAGTTGATTACGGGTCAAGCACAAGATGCTATCATTCCGATTGAAGTGTATTTATGCACACAATGTGGGAAAGCATTGCAAGAGTTGTTACCAACTGAATTAAGAGATAAACCATCAACATTAGTTCAATAATGGCAGGGAAAAAACTATTTGACCACATCAACGCAATTACATCGGAACAAGACCCGAAGTATTTTGATAAACTCACAGAAGAAGACATTAAGACATGGAGTAACTTTATGATTAATCGTTTTCTTTCTATGAAACCTGAATGGGTTGAATTGATTGCAACAATATTACCTTTAACACAAACTCTACAACCACGTGAGATGTATAATTTATACATCAATATAATACCCAAAGGTAAGTATTATCTTAAATACATCAAAGGAAAAGGAGAAGAAAAATACGAATCCTTTTTAGTTGATTTGATTAAGAAAGAATACGATTGTTCAGAGAGACAGGCAATGGATTATATTGAAGTTTTATACGGAACTCGTGAAGGTAGAGAGAACATTAAATTCATTTGTGAAAAGTATGCAATTGATAAAAAATTGATAACAAAACTTAAATTAAAAATCTAATTTTGAATAAGAAATATTTAGTAGCAAATGGGTGTTCTTTTACAGAAGGGCATATGCTTGGTAATGAAGGAGCTTGGCCTAAATTTTTAGGTGAAAAACTAAATTTGGAAGTTTATAATATAGGAAAGGGTGGTAGTGGTAATGATACTATTACTTGGAGAACAATCGAATTTTGTGAAGTAGAAACGGATATTGCAAAAAATTCATTATTTGTTATTCAATTATCGGAATGTTTAAGATATCAAATTTATTATGATGATATGCAAAATTCTCCATCGGAATCGCATGTAACGCCATTATGTTTTGCAAAAGCTATGCATGCTTTTAAAGAGGGAAATACTGCTCAAAAATGGGTGTATAAAAATAGAGATGAGTTAATTTATATTTATAATAATATAACATTTTCTTTGTATAAAACATTACAAAATATTGTAACTTTAAAATCTTATTTTCAATCAAATGGATATCCATATATTATATTTGATGGTATAAATGACCATAAACCAATTAAACACACAGATGGTGATTATTATTTAAAAGAATCAAACTCCGATAATATAGTTTCTGAATTAAAAATAAATACAACTGTTAATGATTTCAAATATTATATAAATAGACGTGAGAATGGGTATATTGTAACGGAGAAATTTATAAATAGTGTATTTGAT